ATGTTTTATGGTTGTCTTAGATCTTCTGAATTAGCAAACCTTCTTGATGAAGATGTTAGTTTTAAGGATCTAACAATTAGGGTGAGAGAAGGAAAAGGCGGCAAAGATGGAATAGTCTTCATAACAAGCGAATGCGCAGCTACACTTAAAAAGTATCTCATGGTTAGACCGAAATACCTTATAGATGGGAAACAATATTTATTCTTCACAGATTTTGGGAATAAATATAGTCGTGAAGATATTTATCGGCTTTTTATAAATTACAAAAGGATGGCTGGCATTGAAAAACGTGGTGGGGCGCACACGTGGTCCCGTCATTCCCCTGGAACCCTAATGGTAAAAAATGGTTGCGATATTCGAATAGTCCAGCAAGTACTAAGGCATTCTGATATTCGTACTTCTTTAAGGTATTGTTTTGTGGAAGATCAAACCAGAAGGGAGAGATACGAAAAGTGCTTAGTTCTTTGATGTCCACAGAAGGAAGGGACTTATTAATCTCCAATTTTTTATAAAACTTTATTTTTCTATACAAATTAAATACTAAAAATGTATTATACTATTGCATGCGTTCCATTATAACTGGAATTGCATACAAAAAGGTGATTTAAAATGGTAAAAAAGATAAAATTTGATGCAAAAAGGATAGAAAAAGAATTGTATGATTACGAACTAACCAATGAACAAAAATTGCAAATCTATAAGCTAATGACTTGCAGAAAAGACTATATGGATGTAGAATCATATATAAATGCTTTAATCAGATTTCAATATTTTAATACGATCCATAGAATTGAAGAGGTCGAACGTGAAACCCGAAAATGGAATTTAACATCACTAGAAGACTTTTATAAGAAGGATTTTTAATGTATAATGATATTTCAAATATTGATCAATTCTTTCTAATTATAGCACTTTATTCAGAATATATGTATAATATTGCGAACAAAACATTACAAAAAATTATAGAAAAGCTTTTATGGAATGAAAAGTATTACATTAATATGTTAATATATGAGGTGTCAGAAAATGCAGAGAATCAAACAAACTGAGACAAGTATTTTTAGAATGAGCAAAACAGTGAAGCAAACACTTAAAGATTTAGGCCAATATTATGGCCTTTCTGATAGCGCTTTACTAAGGACACTTTTGATAGAAAGGAAAAATGAATTATTAAAATTAAATGTGCAAATTGAATAAGGAGAAATTATAATGGAAGAAATAGCTTTAATACAAAAGGTGATTAATGGGCAAGAGTTTGGCCCCTTGCCCAACAAAATGGTTGATGATAATCCAGATAATATAATATCTATTCTAGTATATAAATCTTGCGATCATATCATAGAATTTGAAAATATCCCGAAAGAAATGATTGAGTTAGATCAATGGTGCTATTGGAAAAAAGAAGAGGTAAACGGGAAAGAAAGCAAAGTTCCTTATTATAAAAAATCTGGTCAAGGTACTTTCCATGCCGATTCTACAAAGAAAAGCACTTGGAAGAGTTTTATGGGTGTCCGCGGAAGCGTTAGTTTTTCAGCTAATGGCATTGGCCCCGGATTCATGCTTTCTGAGGGTGATCCATATTGCCTGATTGATATAGATAATTGCCTTGTATTTGATAAAGAAAAATTAGCATGGAATATAAAACCTTGGGCAGCAGAAATTATTGAGAAATTTAATAGCTATACAGAAATATCATACTCTGGCGAAGGCATTCACATAATAATAAAAGCAAAAATTAATGCTGATGGAAGAAACAGAGGAATATTTGATGATGACGGACATAAAATAGAAATTTATAATCAGGAACACATGATAGCATTCACAGGATGGGTTCCAGATAACTTTAAACGAGAAATAAGGGATTGCCAAAATGAAGCAATAGACCTTCAAGACAAAATCAAAGATACTAAGAAATCTGATACAGCAAATTCTTTAAAACTAGGCAAGAGCCTTGACCTTGAAGACGACCAAATAATTGAATTGGGCCTTCATGAGAGAACCGAGAAATTTTCAAAACTCTTCAAAGATGGGGATTATTCTGATTATCCCTCTCAATCTGAAGCAGATCAAGCTTTGTGCAATAAAATAGCTTTCTATACCCAAAAGCCTGAGCAAATTGATAGAATTTTTAGACTATCTGCTTTAAATCGGGAAAAGTGGGAGAATAGGGACGATTATAGAGCAGACACTATTAAAAATGCTATAAATGGTTTAACTGCTAGATATAAACGTCCAGCTTATAACATTGTATTTAATGATCTAACCGTTGAAACTGGAAAAGGTGGTTCTAGGTTTTCACCAAGTAAATCAGCAGAGTCTTTACTACAAAAGGTTCCTCTAGCTATTGCTGAGTGGGATACTAATCAAAGAGATGCTCCTTTGTGGACTTGTGATGGAGAGACGAATATTTGGAAGAAGAACGGTTGCTTCTTAGTTGAACGAATCTGTGATAAAACGGTTGGTGACTTATCAAATAAAAATGTAATTGCCGATACTAAGAGAAGAATCACTAACGAACTAAGAAACCGCTCTATTGAATTTGATATTGGCAATCCATCTTTGGTTGGAACACAAAACGGCTTTGCCTGCAATCTTATCACAGGAGACGTTAGGAAAATAACTCAAGAAGATCATATTAGCGAAGAGTTAATGTTACCTATTGACTATAATCCTTCTGCAAGATGTCCAAATATATTTGTCTTTTATGATAGCATTTGCAGCGATGATTGCAGTAAAATGGCTTTCATTGATGATGATGCTGCAACCTTAGATTTGCGGGCCTGGCACTATATAACATTATTGTTAGGTCAAGGCGGAAACGGGAAGGGAGAACGGATGCGACTGAAGAGAGCCTTCTTTGGAGCGCATACCATAGCAGACATATCATTAAAAGATTTAAATAATAGTAGCTTTGCAGCTTCAGAACTTCATAGAAAAAGAGTCCTACATTGTGGCGAAGCTAAAAGGACTGAAAAGGGTGAAAAATATGATACATCCCTTTTGAAGACATTGACGGGCGATGATCAAGTTAGCTTTGATCAAAAGCATAAAGATAGAATTAACTTTGTACCTTTCTGCAAAGTAAGCATAGATACAAATAATCCTCCCATATTTGATGATAGTTCCAGAGGTTTTACGAGGAGATTTAGAAGAATTAATACCCCATTCAGTTTTGTTGATAGTCCAGATCCTTCAGATATGACACAAAAGCAAAAGGATGAAGGAAACTTGGCTAGAATAACCACAGAGGAAGAACTAAGTGGCTATTTAAACGTATTATTGGCTAGAGCAAAGGAAATTACCGGCAAGAGAAAATATCCTTCTTGCATTCATTTAACACAAGGATATGAGAAGCAGGTATATTCTATAGAGGAATTTATTAACCAATTTTGCGAAATAGAAAATGATGATTTTGAAAGTCAAGTCTTTGTTAGCGCAAATGATCTCTTTTCATATTTCCAGTATTGGGCTAAATTATCTAATTCAGCTTCTTCAAATTCAAAGGCTTTTGGAAGAACATTTGGAATTTTGACTGGAAAAGTATCTGAAAATAAGCGTATCAAAGAAAAAGTTAAAAAGGTATATTGTGGCGTGAAATTTAACGAAGAAGCTTACAAGGAAGCCATTAACCTAATGGAAGAAAAAATAAATTCAAACGATTGTGAAGAGTCTGATTGCATAGAGTTATCCGATAAGTACAGAGAGCTTAAAAGCATATTTGGGGAAGATTTTAAAAAAGATGATGCTTGGTAGATTATCTTTTTTAGCTTTACTGCACACGTTACGAAATTAGACTTAAAATGTTACCAAATCAAAAAAACAAAACGCTATCTAGCGGCTTCTTGTTACCAAATATTTCTAATTTTAAAAATCTCTTTTTTGAATAATTAAATGTAATAACGGTATTCCCTATAGAATGTTACCAAATCCCAAAATTGGACAAAATTATTTTTCTTATATTCTCCCTTTCTATCACAAGGCTATCCTTCTATCTTAATATTATTTATAATTTCTTTAAATATTTAGTAACATGGTAACATTTAGTAATTAATGTTCTTATTGATATTGATTTTTCATGTTACCAAAATTTTTTAATTGGTAACTTTTGGTAACGTCAAGTAACATTTCAAAACCCTCTGTGGGTAAGAAGGTAAGGAATGGCTAGGGCCAAAATAACCCAAAACTTTATATAATTAGAAATATATTCAATATTTGTAATTATAATTTGGTGTTTTTAAAATGACTGTTTTGAAATATGATTGGGCAAAGATTGAATTAGATTACGTAAAAGGTGTTGAGGATGAAAACGGCTCTCTCTCCTGGCTAAATAAGATAGACCTTGCAGCTAGACATAACGTTGACGTAGTCTATTTGAGGGAAAAAGCTAGATTAGGAAAATGGGAAGATAGACGACGTGCATATATATTAAAAATGGAATTAAATGAAGAAGATATAAACATACCAGATCCTAAGAAAGAATTAGAAAGATTTAATAATAAATGCTATCAAGCTAGTACTAATGCATTGGACTTGGTTTATAGGAAAATTCAATCACAATCAAAAGCTCCTGATATTCATGAACTAACGGCTTTAATTAAGGCATTGGAGCGGATACAAACCATTGGTCAACAGTCCCTAAATGTTCAGAGTGAAGAATTCGAAAAAGAGAAGGGTCAATTCGCTCAACTTATGGAACTATTGAAAGCTGACGAGAAGAAAGCAAAAGAAAAAGCCTCAAATGAAACCTCTGTGGTTGAAGTAATAGACTTGGGACCTTAAACTTAATCACATAAACTTTAGTAAGTTCAACTTGAATAATTAAAGTTATATAATCAAATATGGGTGATTTAAATTCTATCACCCAAATTTATTTCACCTAACTTGATTATTCCAAACTTTATGAGAATAAGCCTTGAAGATCACGAAACATCATGATGGGTGAGGAATGTTTATATTCATAACGTGCTGTGAATTAAACTCAAGCTCTCTTGTTTGTGGTTTTACTTCAAATTTAGTGTATTCGATTTAGTCAAACCAAATTCATTTTATAAAATTGATTCTACAAAGTTTGTTAATGATAACTTTAGCAATATAGTTTAATTAATAAGGACCTAAAAGGCATCTAAGAGCCTTGAAAGGCTGGTAATTTGATAAGGCAAAATGATTTAACAGGCTTTAAAGGTCAAATTAAAAATTAATAATGCATGTAGAATTAAATTTAATAAAACCAGATTTGTTTGATACAATTACCAACAAGTAAATCGAATTGATATAAGATGATTAAGTAAATTTGCTTATTGCAAGAAAGAACGGAAGGCTTAATCAATTAGCTTAATTAAGCAAAGCTGAATTAATCAAACTTGAATGCTTCAAATCTAATTGATAAAACTATATTGAATCAATTTTTCTCTTTGTTATCTATTACTATAATAAGAGTTGCGAACCATAAAGTTATGATGGAATGACTTGATTAAACAAAGTTTGTGCGCGGGCTGAGTGATGCATTCAATTTGAATGAAATAAACTTTGTGTGATTAAATTATATTACGGAAGTTAATGAAATAAAATTAATATTATAAAATTGATACCGGCTTTCCCTTTTTAGACTGTAAAAGCTATTCTCCCGTGCACAAATTTTTTTGGGGAAAATTTTGACCTTAAAATAGAAACCTTTAAATACTATAATTATTATTTATATATTAAAGTTTTTTTATTAAGGTGTTTTAAAAATGCTTGATAAGCCTGTTGGAAAACAAAGATATTCTATTTTAAATTCAAATGCTCGTCTTAACATTTGGCAAGGAGCAAAGAGAAGCAGTAAGACTGTTTGCTCAATAATAAGGTGGATAGATTACACAATAACCGGCCCGGAAGGAAACCTTCTGATGGTAGGGAAGACTCAAAAGAGCCTAGAGAAAAATGTTTTAGATGTAATTGCTCAATTAGTAGGCCCTAAGAATTTTGTTTATAAAAGAATAACAGGAGAAGTCATTCTTTATGGTCGCAAAATTGATGTAGTCGGAGCAAACGACGAAAAATCCAAAGATAAGATTCAAGGTCGAACTTTGGCAGGTTCATACGGCGACGAAGTACCCCTCTGGCCGGAGTCTTTTTTTAATATGATGCTCTCCGGTTTATCGATCAAAGGAGCAAAATTCTTTGGAACAGCAAATCCTGAATCAAATAGACATTGGTTGAAAATTAAGTTTTTAGATAGAGAAAATGAATTAAATCTTAAATCATTTCATTTCGTTCTTGATGATAATCCTAGTATTGATCCACAATATGTGGAAGACCTCAAACGTGAATATACTGGGCTTTGGTATAGTAGATATGTGTTAGGCTTGTGGGTTAATGCAAGCGGAGCCGTATATTCTGAGTTTGATATCAATACAAATGTTGTAAATAAATTGCCAGAAAAGCTTGACAAAATTTATATTTCAGTGGATTATGGGACCGCAAATCCGACATGCTTTTTGGCTTTTGGTCGATCTAAAGGAAAGTGGTTTGTGTATGATGAATATTATTATGATAGCCGTAAGGAAGGAAAACAGAAAACAGATAAACAATATGCTGATGATTTAGTTAAATTTATCAAGGGCAAATTTCCCCAAAAGATTCTGGTTGATCCTTCAGCTTCTAGCTTTATAAATGAGGTTCGCAGCCTTAGAAAATATCGTATCGGATTTGCACAAAATGATGTAATTGACGGTATTCGTTTAACTGCTAAAGCTCTTGCGAATGAAGATCTATATATCTATAAAAATTGCACCAAACTAATAGAAGAAATACAAAATTATGAATGGGACCCAAAAGCTCAAGAAATGGGAATTGATAGACCTCTTAAAGCTAATGATCATGCAGCAGACGCTTTAAGATATGGAGTAAATGAATTTTTTGGTCATAGTTTTGGAAAAATGCCCGTAGATTTACCGAGATGATTTTATAATATGCTAACTAATTTAAATTTCTTAAATACTGGAATGCCTTTTCCTGTGGATGATTTAGACATAAAAACCAGGCTTCAAGGCTATGCAAAGAACAAACTTCTTTTTGAGGGCCATCATTCAAACGTTTTTACAGATCTTGCAAGATATCTTCGGGAAGATGGAAGCCCCGTTTTGGCCTTTTCGCTCAATTGGCACAAGAGAATTACAACTACGTTTGCAAATTTCCTTTATGGAGAAACACCAGGATACTCAAGCAAGGCTGACATCGAAGGAAATTATCTGAAATCAATTATAGATCATAATGATTTTAATCAAATTGGCTATGAAGTAACCATAGATATTTTGCGCTATTCTGTGGGCTTATTCAAAATTGCTTTTGATGGTGAAAGGGCAACCATTGAATCCCAAAATCCGGCGTTCTGGTATCCTGTGGTTAGTCCAGATAACGTTAAAAAGATTCAATACCACGTTCTAGCATGGAGTTTTGAAGAAGTTGATAACGAAGGCAAAAAGAAAAGCTATCTCCGGGCTGAAATTCATAGCAAAGGCAAAATCGAAAATAGACTTTATGAGCTTGACAACGGCAAAATAGGAACTCAGATTAAACCTATTTCTTCCCATTCTCGATATGCAAGCTTGAAGGATATCCAGACTACCGGCATAAATGATTTTCTAATCGTGCCTGTTTATAACTTGCAAACCTCAGATAATCCATTTGGTCTATCGGATTATGATGACATCAACGATCTTATTCAAGGAGTAGAATTAAGACTTTGCCAAATTGACCGAGTAGTAACTAAGCATTCAGATCCTAACATGAGTGGGCCGGAAAGTTGCCTAAGTAACGATCCAGACACGGATGAAACCATTTTCCGGGCAGGTGGTAAATTTTGGCCCCTTGAATCTGGCGAGACTGCACCTGTTTATATCACTTGGGATGGCAAATTAGAATCCGGCTTTAAAGAAATCGAGCTTTTTATGAATCAGTTATTTGCTCTTTCCGAAACAAGTCCTATTCTATTTGGTGATAGTGGAAAACTACAAAGGGCTGATTCTTCAGCAGCTTTAAAGAGGCTTCTGATAAGTACTCTTTCAAAAGTAAACCGCCTAAGGCTTGCAATTGATCCAAAGGCAAAAAAGGTCTTAAAATTAGCTTCTCAGCTTGAGGTTTTAAAGAAGATCCCCAACTCTGTGGAATTAACAGATATTGAAATCGCATGGCGTGATGGTTTGCCCGAAGACCCTAAAGAGCTTGCAGAGATAAGTAATTTAAAAAGCACAACTGACGACTCCAACTCTGAGCAAGGAATCATAAGTGCCTAAAAAAAATATTTGGCTCTAAATTTTTAATTTAGAGTCAATGATTTTTTTTGCCTCTGCTCGTATTGGAACTAACGCATCTTTAAGCCTTTCTAAATCTCTTGGATCGGATAAGTCTATGTAATTTTTTCCGAAATATTTCTCTGCTGCCTCTTTTGCCGCTTTGCTGTCAAGCTGCGGATGGCTTAAAATATGGCGAACAAAAAAATATTTCACAATAAATGGATTGTCTTTTTTATATTCATCCTCAGCTACTTGATAAAATTGCTGAACCTTTGTGACAAGATCAATGGACTCCAACCCCATTCTATAATGAGCCAATTGTCTCATCAATTTTACATCTTTTTTCTTTAATAGTGGCTCAATTTCGCTAAAGTCTAATTTCTTGGGTTTATGTAAAATCATATCAACTGCAAGTGTGGCAATTCCTTTTTTCTTCTCGCCCTTGGGTTTAATTTCAGTGATATTGGATAGATATCCTTTGATATGGTATCCGTGATTCGCAGATAGGTAATCGAAGATTCTATCGGCAATTTCTTGAGCATATAGGAAAGCATCATCTGCACTCATAGATGGAGTTTTGACTGTAAATCCTTTTAGAATAATTCCTGAATCTTTCGTTTCAATTTCAAAAGTTATTCCATTGATTTCCTTAATGCTCTCTTCTAGAATAGGGCCAAAGAATTGAATCTTCGCCTCCCAACCTAGGTTTCCCTCGCTTTTTACTTCATCACTCATAATATCAACTCTTACAAATTTATTGAGAATATTGTTTTGTTGGCTATAAAATGCTTCCTACGAAACTTTATATCTTAGTTCAATCCTTTGATTTTTGGAGGGATTGAATTTGAGATTTAAAGCATCAAAACTCATTGGACTAACGATGCTAGCCATTTTTATAATTAGCAATACATTCATTGCCGTTGCAAGTGATTATTCCAATGTGGCTAAAAGTGACGATAATGCAAAGTTCATTATCTATAATACGTTATCCGAATATGGCATAAAAGATGTTTTTTTGAATGTGGCCGATGGAAGGCCCAAAGGCGGCTATAAAGTACTTGTTCTAAGCTATAGTTCAGAAGCTTTTGACACCAAGAAAACAGCAACAGAAATAACTGAAATTCTAGCTTCCTTTTTGGGAACCGTAAAGTCTGGATGGGATTGTGACGAATTATGGGTCGTCGTTGGAGACACAACAGGAAAAGTAACACTAGCAACATGGCATTGCTCAAGAGAATGGACTGAAGCCTATATCCGAGAAGATATGACATCTGAGCAAATGATATCAAATGTTTTTGGAACTGTTAGCGGATTTTAAGAAGCAAACCTAATACTTTATTTTTATTCGCAAAAATGTAAAATCATGTATTAGTAGGACTACAATCACCAATCCCAGAAAAAAACTAACCGTATCTGAGATAATAATTTAAATGGAGCCTTTATTATTCTAATTACTACTTTGAATGGAAATTTAATTATCGCTAAAGCGACCTTAAAGGGAAACATTGCGATCTTCGCCGGTAGTGACATAAATTTACCTCATTTGTCTTTTAGACATATTATCTTCAATAAGAATCTTTCTACAATACTCAAATCTATAGATGAAAATCATAGAAACATTTATATACTAAAATAACATTAATATAATTTATATTATATATTGGCCCACAGAGCCACCAACGAATTAGATTCATTGGAAATTCTGGGAGTTTTTACTTATGGTTGAAGAAGAAATTAAAAAACTAACTTTCACGCAAGAAGAGTTTGATAACATAATTTCAGATCGCCTAATGCGTGAAAGGGATAAGCATAATGAAACTATTAATTCATTAACGGCAGAAAATGAGACCCTTAAAGGCAAAATCACCGCAATAGAAACTGAAAATCTCATTAAAGAAGCCGGTCTTCCTTCCGAATGGTCTCAAAAACTTGTGGGAAAAACGATTGAAGAAATCAAAACCGAGGTTCAAACTATTAAGGCTCTGGTTGAAAAAAGTAAACCAGCACCAGAACCAATAGGCAGCGATACCAATCCCGCAAATACGAATCCAGTTATTTTTACTCGCGAATCCATCAAAAAAATGAGTCCACAGGAGATTAACGATAATTGGGAATCTATTCAAAAGGCTCTCAAATCGGGAGTGTGAAGCATAAAGCTTCACGTAGAGCAAAGCTCCGCTTTGCGAAATAAATTTTAATGAGGTTTAATTAATTATGACTATTAATTCTATTATTCCAGAAATTTGGGCCTCTAGGCTCCTTTATAACTTGAACAAAAATCTTGTTTATTCACAGCCTACAGTTTGTAACCGGGATTATACCGGCGACATTGCAAATATGGGCGATACGGTTCATATTAATGGTATTGGTCCCGTTACTGTACGACCTTATGTAAAGAATACTCCAATTGCCGCTCCTGAAACTCTTTCTGATGCTTCAACAGCACTATTAATTGATCAAGGCGATTATTTCAATTTCGCAATTGATGATGCAGATAAAGCGCAAACTCAACCCAAAGTAATGGATGCAGCAATGGCTGAAGCTGCTCATGGTATCTCTGAAGTTGCGGATGATTATATTGCCAGTATTATGGTATCCAGCGTTTCAGAAAGCAATAAAATTGGAAGCGATGCAACTCCTGTTGTACCCTATACAGATCAGGTAGATGGTATAACCGCATTTGATTATCTAGTTGATCTCTCCACAAAGTTAAATGAAGCAAATGTTCCTAAGATCGGACGATGGGTAATAGTTCCTCCCTGGTTTGTAGGCAATTTAGTTAAGAGCGACAATTTCTCTAATATATCTGCCTCTGGCAGTCCTGAAGCTCTCAGAAATGGTTATGTGAGCCGTGTAGCAGGCTTTGACGTTCTTGAAAGCAATTCCGTGCCAAATACTGATGGAACCCTATACAAGATTGTAGCGGGCTATTCTGGTGCTGTGACTTATGCCGAGCAGGTAAGCTCCATTGAGCTATATAGACCAGATGATAGAATTGCCGATGCTTGCAAGGGACTTCATATCTATGGCTCCAAGGTAATTAGAAGTTCTGGTTTAGCTCTTATGACTGCAAACAAAATTCCTCTAGAGTAAGGAGAAAATCAATATGTCTAAAAATTCCATAAAGTTTGTGCTGATTGCACTTATCCTTACCTCTTTTTTAGGAATAGGCATGGTTGAAGCTAGAACCATTATTAATGAGACTCAGTTAGTTACAGATTCTTATGTGAATCTTTCAACAGCAACCGCACTCAATAGCTCTTCTGGTATGGAAATTAATTCTTCCAAAGATAACCGTCTTATCCTTGTGGTAGCTAACGCCGCTTCTGCTGCTGGACTTAATGTAACGGTCCTAAAAGGTGTCTATTTCAGATCCGGCTTAGGTAATCTAACACTTACTATTCCAAAGCTATCTTCAAGGCTTATAGGTCCTCTTGAATCCTCGCGATTTGAGCAATCCGATGGAAAGATCTATCTGAATTTTAATAACACTAACGGAACCGTTACGGGTTATAGATTACCCTCTAGCTAGAGGGTGCTTCTATTTTTTGAGGTTTTCTTATGGCCCTTACTGAAGCCGATATTATAGAATCTTTGCATATTTTAACCGTGGTAGGAACGATTCAAACTGAGGAAGAGAGCGAAGCTGATCCCGAAGAAAATGCTGATGCAGATATCAGTTATCTTGAATTCTCAGAGCTTTATTCTCAAGCTGAAGAAGAACTTCAAAATGATTTGACTCGCCTAAATCTATCTGCTGTTAGCGATACAACCACAAAAAGAGCTATGTCTTGTCTGATAGCAGATTATACCCTAATTTCTCAACCAAATTGGGATGCCCAAAAAGTGCAGTATAATGAAGATTCAAGCGTTTATCGGTTCGCGAATAGGAAAGGCAGCTCCTATTATTACAACTACTTGAGAACCCTTGATAATGCTCTGAAAGCTGATGCTGATTATAAAGAACGAAAGGCTGGAGTCCTTATCTCATGA